CCACCATGGCATTGTAGTGCGTATTGTATGCCAGGATGTCCAGAAGGATGGATAGGTTAGATCCATCGAAGTCGAAGTCGTTGTACTTGGATTGCGACTTGAAGTGATCCTTGATAGAATCCTTGATCTTCTGAAAGTCGAGTTCAGTGACGTTGAATTGAGCCATGGTGGAAAATTAGCGTATGCGTTGCAGGTAGACCGTCAGATCCACCTCTTGGCTTAAAGATATGACCCTGAAACCTAGGTTGACCTGATACCTGTTTGAATCAGATTCGTCGATCACCTCAATCGTGATTGAATCGATCCTAGGTTCGTTTCGAATGAGAACATCACGAATCGACTGACGAAGCACTGCGATCGTGATTCGGTCGGCCGGTTCGAATAATAGACCCTTCAGTGCAGATCCCAATCTAGGCTGAAATGGACGTTCTCCGAACGTAGTCAGAACTAAATTCTTGACTGCTTGCTTGACAGCATCGACATCTAATAATGGATCGATGTCCTTTGCCACATTTAGGGTCAATGTGACGTCTAGATCCGAGTATGGCTTACGCTGCGAGACGACCGCAGATTTGCGTGCCAAGATGTTCTGGTCATAGACTGTGAGTGCTCCGGCCATTGATCTTTCTATTTATAGTCAACTTTTCGGTATTTCCGGAACCGTTATCGTAGTCTGAACAGCTTCGGCTGAGCTTGGATTATCATTCGGAGTAGAAGATTCCTTGGCCTCTGTTACTACCTGTCCTGTTGTCGGATCCATCTTGACGTTAGGAACATCTTTGCAGAAATCCAGGGCATCCGCGATTCCACTGGTCGTTTTAGCCACTAGAGCATCAAGCTCTGCCACCTTGCCATTCCACTTCTGTCTGAACGCTTCTATCTGTTCTGGAGTTGCTCCGACCAATCCGGCTAACTCTGCTTGAAATGAATCCAATGTAGAGACCTTTGCCTTCAGTTCGCTCAGTTTGGACTTCAAAGCTTCGGCCTGCGAAGCCAGGCCTCCCAGTGCACTTTTCTTATCTGCCAGCTTTGCCTTAATTGCATCCTTGACAGCATTGACCGCATCAAGAGCCGGATTTTTGCCACATAGTAGAGACATAGATTAGCTCGGTTTGGTAGGTGAAGGGGTACTTGGAGGAGTACCGTGAGTGTGAGTCGTAAGACTGACCGAAGGAGTTCCGGCGGTGACCTGAGTCGTGGCGGTTAGAGTTCCAGTCACGTTGACATTGTTCTGGATATTTGTCGTCGAGGCCTGAATCGTCTGGTTACCGCTGATGGTCATGTTCTGCGTACCGCCGATCGTAATTGTCTGAGATCCATCAGCCTTTATCGCAGATGCCGCCAGCGTCTCAAGTTCTAGGTTCTCCTTTGACGACAGATATAGATGACCGGCCGAAGAGGTCTCGTGGTGACCAGCAGAGAATTCCTGGTGCTTTCCGACTACGACCAGACCGTTATCTCCAGCCACTGTCAGATCGCAGTTACCTCCGATTGTTTGAGCTTTGCTTCCATCGATGGTGATAGTTGCATTTGCTCCTGCTCGAAAGATAAGATTCGAGGTTACGTTTGTGGCTAAATCCTTTCCGATCTCTGTCTGTTCAGATTGACCGATCTTGGACTGTCGGGATCCCTTGATGTATTCCGTCTTGTTTCCCTCGACTTCCAGGTGATAATTTCCCTTTACGAGGTGCCGAAAATCTCCGGCGACTGTCAAATTACATGATCCATTGATATAGATGTTGTCAGATCCCAGTACGACCGTGTAGTTATTCCCGACGACATATACGGTCCTATCTCCAGAATTAACAACCTCGACATACGTGCCGGATGAATGTTGATCCAGCATTCTCTTGCTCTCATTGGTGTCATCAATCTCTTTGACATGACCGCCTTGAGTATGAATAGCGTTGTTGAAAGTGTAGTCTGGCTTCGTGGTCTGAGTGATGTCTAATGTGCTCCAATCGGATCTTAGATAGTAAGAATCCGGTTCATCGACGGCAACACTGCTCACCTTTGGTGGTACTGCCTTCTCGACTCGAGTTACCCTGAGACCCTTTCTGGTGACATATGCCGAGGACTGCTCATATTCAGCCCTCGCCTCTCGCGGCATGTCATTCTCATTTGGATTGATCGGATGCTTTCCTGCCGGATCGCTGAATCCCTTTTCAGAATCTCCTGCAGGAGTCAATGCTGGGATAGTTCCTAGTACGATCGGATCTTGTGCAGATGGTCCGTCTCGGAAGAATCCGATCACCCAGCTCCCCTGAAGTATTCCTGTCGCCGATTGCCCGATTCCGCTCATCGATGCTGAGGTCACCGGCATCATAACCAGAGCCCAAGGGAGATCTTCGGTCGGAATCTGCGCCTTGTCGGCGGTGTGATATCCGAAGCAGCGAACACGAACTCGGCCCATCTGCATTGGATCAAAAATGTCCTCCACGACACCGGTAAACCAGGCGAAGTGCTTTGAGATGAAATTGTCTTGAGCGTTCATGATGTAAATGGATTCGTAGGCGTAGAGTCTCTCTTCACCTTCACTTCAGAATAGTATTCTTCAGCAAAATTATGGACAATCGCAGAGACGAGGTATGATCCTGAGATGTAATCGTTCAATGTCTCGTCATCTTGTCCGCGGGTGCCGCGTTTTCCCGGAGTAGGATCCCAGGCAGGAGGAATCTTTAGTTCGATCGTCTTTCCACAGTTCAGATTGAAATCTCCGTTCAGCACGATCAGATGCTGAATGGCATCAATTGTCTCGTACTGAGATTGAGCCTGATTAATCACTCCTCCAGCCGAAGTCGAGTGGTAGTTTGCATACGGACTTCCATATGCCAGAGAATTCAGAGGAACATAATTGATCTTTGCACCGTCATACGATCCGATCTTGTTTCCTTCGTCGATCTCAAAACTATCGTATAGCAACGGATATCCTTCCATTGTCGGAAAGTCCTTGACTCGGTCGCTGTAGTTGAACTTCGAGACCGAATACGCCTTCGTGGCAAGATCGACGTACTCAGTTCTTGACGAGAATGCTCCATTCGAGGCCATCACCGGCTTCGCCATACTCAGGTCAGAGTCTATGCTGAGAATACGAGTTGAACGCTCTTCGAATGCCTCGACCGGGTTAGTAGCAATGTCGTACTGAAAGAACTTGGCATCCTGGTACTTCTTGTAAACATCCTGAACGGCAAATTCGGCCTGAGATCTCAGGTGTACAACTCCATCGAGAGTCTGGTACAGATAGAACGGACTATTCTCTTCGGTAAATGCACGACGAATTGCCCAGTGCATTGCATCGATTGGTTCCATGTTCGGAACCACAAAAACAACGTTGCCAGTGGCCTTTGGGCTGATGTCGATCTTATTGTCAGGGAGTCCCAGATCGTTCTTAAGAACACCCTTCACAAAGTCGCCAATCTTACCACGAAACGACCTGGAGATCTTCTTGAATTTAGATATGTAGGAATGAGGTGTAACACCATTCAGCCGATATACCTGAACTCCATTGTTGAATTTAGAGTAGACAGGATATTCAGTGACACGAAACGAAAGATCTACTTTCTGCAGTTCTCCATTTGGCAGAAGTCTTTCTAATTTCACCTCGATCGTCTCATGCCCCGAGAGAGCGGCTTGTTCCATGAAACTTGAGTCATCTCTGATAGAGAGACTCAGCGTCAACGCTGATCTGTAAATGCTCTCAGTGATAGTAAAGTCGCCAACGACTCTCTTAATATCGTATCTCCCTTTGATTTCATTCTTGATTCCCAGGTAATTCTTCAGAACTATCTCGGAAACGCGATATGCCGAGGGCATCAGCACCTCGGACGTGTTGAGACTTACGTTGGATTGTCTGGACATGCCTTATTGATTAATCAGCTTCGAATATAGCTGGGAGAACTGGAATATCATGTTCGGGCGCACGACTCTCAGTTTTCCTCTCTCGTCATTTAGCTGAGTCTCAAACTCATAATAGGACACCGGCGACAGGCTAAAATCTGCGGCTTCTGGTCTGACTCCTTCTAACGTCAGATCTTCGTCGATGAATCTAGAGTTGTAAATCTCCAATCCGTCAGATCCGACGTAGTGGTGCGGAGCATCACGATGCAGGTACACTCGGCTCGTGACGACTGTGCTTCCACTTGTGGCACCAGCGATTCGTTCATTGACACGGAAATTTCCGCTTACTCCTCCAAGTATCAACTGGCTCATCTCGAGGTTCTTTTCCTTCAGAAGACCTGAGGCCAATGATGTCTGTCCATTGATGATCTCTCCGATCGTGAATCTTCCGGCCAGTGAATTCTCGTAGTCTGCGATCGTGCCGTCTGGAGTGTATTTGACGTTCGGCTCAGTATCGATCACAGTTCCAGAGTACTCTAGATCCATGTAGTCCTCGAACTCATCACTGTTCATCGGCCATCCGGATAGCCCAGTCTTCAGGTGTTCATTGACGACGAAGAATGTCCAGTAGTAGTCCGGAGATCCATAAAGAATAGTCGAGACGATATCAGGGCGCTCACCGTTACGAACCTGATAATACTGGTACGTCGACATGTCATCCAAGAAAACCGTGTCAACCTTGACAGACCGAAAGATGTCGATGATGTTGGTGATGACTCCATTCTGTTGAAAGTCATACCCGACCTTAGGAAATTGGCGAAAGAAGGCCATGTGTTATTCCTTTGAAGCTTTGGTTTGTTCCAGCTTCTTGATATCCCCACGTGTCAGGGCCTTGGTTTCCTGGAATGAAACTGCGATATCGGTTTCTACCGGACTTCCGTCCTCGTGATAGATGTTCGTTGTAGAGTTGAATGCGGTCGACAAGTTCGTCAGATACGAGCTGTAGATCTGAGGAAGATATGGATTGACCTCGGCATCCTTGTCATGGAATTTGATATTCCAGGTCGGAGGATATTCTAGGATGACATCCTTACCCTCCGGGTA